AATCAACAACGTAGGCGTCAACACGATCGCGATCGTGGAAGACTTCGCGGTCGAGGATTGGCACAACGTTATGGGCGTGAACGCGAAGGGCATATTCAAGATGACGCAGGCGTGCCTCCCGCTTCTCAAGGAAAGCAGAGGCACAGTCGTCAATGTCGTCAGCAACGCAAGCCACGTTCCGATGACGGCGTCGCTCGCTTACAATGCCAGCAAGGGCGCGGCACACATCATGACGCTCCAGCTCGCTCGCGAACTCACGAAGCGGTGGGGCATCACCGTCTTCGGCGTTTCGCCAAACAAGCTCGAAGGCACCGGCATGAGCCGGGACATCGAGTCTCAGGTCGTGCGCACGCGCAACTGGACTCCCGAACAAGCGCGCGAGTACCAACTCAGCGCCTTGTTGACGGGAGAAGAGACTCCGCCGAGGCTCGTCGCCGAGCTCATCGCGTTCCTGCTGGCGACGAAGGAGCGCCACAAATTCCTTTCCGGGTGCATCATCCCTTACGGAGCCTAACATGCCCAAGCTCAACATCGATCAGATTGCGCTTTGCCCGACAAACCCTTCGGCGGCGATCAAGCTTCTCACCGAACTCGGCGCTGCGCGGTGGGCGCGCGATCACGTCTCGGCCAGCGGCACGGTCTTCGGCAGCGACGTGATCCAGAACGAGGCCGACCTGGTTTTCTGTTACGACGTTGTCCATGAGAAGGAGCTGGAGGTACTTCACTACACCCGAGGCTACAACTGGATGGCCGACCAGAAGCGCGCCAACTCCGCGTCTCACCTCGGCATGCACTGCGTCAACGAGGCGGAGCTGGAGACATTCCGCAGGTTCTTCGCTGAGCGCGGCATCGGCGTGGCTCAAGAGGTCTTCACCTCGAACCACACGAACCCGATGATCGCAGGGAAGCGTTGGTATCACTACGTGATCTTCGACACCAAGGCGATCCTCGGCATCGACATCAAGCTCATCGTTCGCCGGGACAAACCGTGACCGCGATCGTCGTTGACTGCGAGACGACGGGGCTGATCGTCCCGTCGTGCTCCGAATTGTCGAAGCAGCCGCGCGTCATCGAGCTGGGGTGCGCGCTGATCGAGAACGGAGCCGTCGTTTCCGAGCACGAGTGGCTGATCTTTCCTGAGCAGGAGGTCTCCGAGGAGATCACGAAAATCACCGGGATCAAGAACGAGGACTTGAAAGGCAAGCCTCTGTTCAGACAGATCCTTCCGAAGATCGCCGAGGTCTTCAAGAAAGCAGACACGCTCTTCGCTCACAACGCGCCGTTCGACATCGCGTGCATCGAGTTCGAGCTGCAAAGGTGCGGCAACCCGCCGTTCCCGTGGCCGGACGACCGCTTCTGTTCGGCTCAGGAATTTGCGCACGAGTTCGGACGCAGACCGAGGCTCATCGAGCTTTACGAGGCAAAGCTCGGCGTGCCGCTGAAGCAAGAGCACCGCGCGCTCTCTGACGTCCGCGCGCTTTCCGAAATTATCATCAAGGAGAAGTTGGCATGACGAGGAGAAGCGAGGAGCTGTTCACGCTTGAGGAATGCGAGATCAAGCACGAGACTGCGAAGGCGCTGCTGGTCAACTTCAACGGCGAGGAAATCTGGCTGCCGCTTTCTCAGGTCAGCGAAATCCACCGCGACGAAGGCAAGGTGGTGATGACGGCATGGATCGCGAAGGAGAAGGGACTGCTGTGATTCACCTGCGCCTGCGCACCGAGTATTCGTTCGGCCAGACGTTCGCGCCGGTCGAGCGTCTGATCGAACGGCTGAAGGCGATCGGCTGCACTGCCGCCGGGATCGTGGACGGCTCGACGTGGGGACACGTCCGGTGGTTCAACGCTTGTCGGGAGGCCGGGATTCAGCCTTTGCTCGGCTGGGAGGTGGCAGTGGCCGAGGACGGCTCCGAGACGGCCCCGAGGATGTGGGCGCTGGCCAAAAACGAGGCCGGGTTGAGGCAGGCCTACCGGCTGGCCTCGAAAAGCCACAGGCTGGCCGTCCTAACAAGGCGCGGTGCCGTCCCCCGGCTGCGCCCAGAGGACGTTGTTGGCTCCTTGGACGGCTTGATCTGGTTCGCTGGGGAGGTCACGGACAGCGACCTGCTGGTCGAGGCTGGAGCCGTTCTGGATCTCAGCCCAGCCAGCCGGGTGCTCAATGCCAAGAAGCTTCAAATCGCAGCGCGCCACTCCCTGCCCGTCGTTTCCGTCTGTGACAACGCTTATGCCTTCGAGGAAGACCGCGAGACATTTGAGCTGGTAACGAAGGCAGGGTTGAAGGTTTCGCCACAGCACATTCTCGACAGGCTCGACCATCAAGACGTCGCAGCCAACATCGCGGCTCAATGCAGTGCTCTCAAGCTTCCTGTCGCGCCGATGATTCACTTCGAAGGCAATCTCGAAGCGTTGTGCCGCGAAGGCATCAAGTTCAGGAAGATCAAGTGGACGAAGGCTTACGAGGAGCGGCTGAAGCATGAGCTTTCGCTGATCAAGTCGAAGAATTTCGAGAGCTACTTCTTGATCGTCTCCGACATGGTCCGACACGCGAAGCAGCACATGCTCGTCGGGCCGTCTCGCGGCTCGGCGGCTGGATCGCTTGTATGCTACCTATCGCGCATAACTGAGATCGACCCGATCCCGCCTGGCCTTTTTTTCGAGCGATTCATCGACGTCTCGCGCAGCGACCTTCCAGACATCGACCTCGACTTCCCGGACGACAAGCGCGCGACGGTCTTCGAGTACATGTCGAAGAAGTACGGCTCGGAGAACACAGCGAAGATCGGCACCATCAGCGAGTTCAAGCCTAAAAGCGCGCTGATTCAAGTCTGCAAGGCTCTCGGGATTCCGCCGCAGGCAACGGCAGCAGTCAAGGTCGCGATGATCGAGCGGACAAGCGCAGACAGCCGCGCGAACAATTGCCTTGAGGACACATTCGACACGACGTCTCCGGGCAAGGCGTTCATCAAGGCGTATCCGCAAGCGCGGGCGGCGTGCCTCATCGAAGGTCACGCGTCGCACACAGGTGTTCATGCGGCAGGCCTCATTGTATGCGGCGATGAGATCACCAACTACGCAACGGTGGACGCGAACGGCATCGCTCACATCGACAAGGGGTCTGCTGAAACGCTTGGCCTGCTCAAGATCGACGTGCTCGGCCTGCGCACGCTCGGCATCCTCGAAGATTCGGGAATCAAGGTCGATTGGTACAACCTCAAGTTCGACGACCAGGAGGTTTACGAGGTCTTTAACAAAGGCAGGATGTGCGGCATATTCCAATTTGAGGGGAACGCGCTTCGCGAAATCTCACGCAGGATCGAGTTCAAGACGTTGCGAGAGATTGACGCTGTCACGGCGCTTGCGCGCCCCGGTCCTTTCGGTGGAGGCGTCACAGAGGAATACCTTCAACGCATGACCGGCAAGAAGTATTCGGCGATCCATCCGCTCGTTGAGCGGCACATGGCAGAGTCATACGGTCTTCCGATCTATCAAGAGCAGACGCTGGCCATTGTTCGTGAGATCGGAAAGTTCAACTGGAAAGACACAAGCACCATTCGCAAGGCGATGTCGAAGCGAATGGGCAAAGAGTTTTTTGAAAAGTTCTGGGAGCTGTTCCGCACTGGAGCGAAAGAGCAAGGCATTTCAGAAAAAGATGCGCGGGCAACATGGGAACTTATCAACTCGATGGGCGCGTGGCAGATGAACAAAGCCCACACATTCAGCTATGCTGTGATCAGCTACTGGACGGCGTGGCTCAAGGCGCACCACCCATTGGAATTCGCGGCGGCAAACTTGCGCAGCGCAAAGGACGAAGACAGCGCTGTGCAGCTCCTCCGCGAGATGGTCAACGAGGGATTCAAGTACAAGCCTTTTGACCTTGAGCTTTCAGAAGTCAACTGGAGTGTCAAGAATGGCGAACTGGTCGGCGGGTTCCTTGTGCTGCACGGCTTCGGCGAAGTGAAGGCGAAGAAATTCGTTGAGTTGCGCAACGCAGGGAAACTCACCACGCAACAAAAAGAGGAGGCTCTCAAGGCACAGAATATTTTTGCAGACCTTTTCCCGATGCAGACGCGCTATGCTCACATCTACGCAGATCCGAATAGCCAGAACGTCTCTGGCGAGGTGTCCAAGATCGGCGAATTCGACGGCACGCAAGAAGGCAGTTTTGTCTTAATCGGGGAAGTCGTATACAAGAATCCTCGCAATGCAAATGAAGACGTCAACGTTAAAAAGCGCGGCGGCAAGATGGAAACAGGCCCGCTCGAATTCATCGACGTCCGCTTGCGTGACGACACCGGCATCATCCTCGCGCGGGTTGGAAGGTTCGACTACGAGAAGATGGGAAGAGAGATCAACGAGAAAATTCCAGTTGGTGCGCACCTGCTGGTCCGTGCTCGCTTCTCTAAGGGGTTCCGCTTCGGCTTCATTCAACGCTGGAAGAGGCTCGACAATGGGTGAAAGGGCGGCATACACGAGATTCCGCAACGGAGTTTCGTTGCCGGGCGACCGCATCGATCGGATTGAGAACGTCATCGGCTCAGGCTTCCCAGACACAAATTGCTGCATCAGCGGCACCGAGTTCTGGATGGAGATCAAAGCACCGATCGAGCCGAAGCGCGCGACAACCGCGCTGTTCGGGTCGAATCACAAGTTGAGTGTGGAGCAGACCAACTGGTTCCTTCGGCAAAGGAAAGCGAAGGGGCTTGGCTACATTTATATCGAGACGGACGCACGCTGCATCCTCATCGACGGTTGCCGGTGGGCGGACAAGGTGAATGTCTCCACAATCAGCGAGCTGGAGCGCATCGCGCTGTGGACCGCGAAACGTCGCGTAGAGAAATCCGACTGGATCGATCTTCGCAGCGTTCTAGGCATATATGGATAAGTTCAAGACGCAACCGCGCAAGCATCAACTCGACTGCCTGACGAGGTTCGGCAGGAGCGAGGCTTTCGCGCTGCTCGCGGAGCAAGGAACAGGGAAGACGTGGATCGTCATCAACAACGTTGCAGACCTATGGTCCAGCGGCGACCTCAATGGCGTGCTGGTCTTCGCGCCCAACGGCGTCCACTACAACTGGGTGCTGCGCGAGATTCCCAAGCACATGCCCAACTGGGTTCGGTTTCGCTCTTGCGCTTGGAGCGCGGCGCAAACGAAGAGCGACAGAAAGCAGCTCAAAGACTTGTTTGACGGCGACCCGTCTGAGCTGCGAATCTTCGTGATGAACGTTGAGGCTCTCCAGAACAAGACCGGCGTTGAAATGGCGACGCGCTTCGCGAACTCGTGCTCCAGCTTGATGATCGTGCTCGACGAGAGCGACGCCTTCAAGAATCCGAAGGCTGAGCGCACGAAGCAGCTGATGAAGCTTCGGCGTCACGCCCGCTGGAGAAGGATCATGACTGGCACGCCCGTTTCCAACGGCCCATTTAACGCCTTCTCGCAGTTCATGTTCCTCGACGAAGAGATCCTCGGAACGACATCGTACTATGCATTCAAATCCGAGTACGCCGAGATGCTTCAACCCGGTCACGGTCTCCTCAAGCACATCATGAAGTCGAATCAGACCAATCGCGTGCCGCAGGTGGTTGCGCGAGGAGCCGACGGCAGACCGAGATACCGCAATCTTGACAAGCTCACCGCGCTGATCGCCCCACACTCCTTCCGCGTCCTGAAGAGCGACTGCCTCGACCTTCCGAAGAAGATCTACAAATACGTTTGGTTCGACATGACGACGGAACAGCGGCGGATCTACGACAAGGCGGCGACCGAGTTTCGCCTCGCGCTGAACGGCGAGGAAACCTCTTTTAACAAGCTTGTCGCGCAGATGAAGCTGATGCAGATAACGTCAGGCTACTTTTTGCACCCGGATTCAAATGAGCCTGTCAGGATACCGGGCGAGAACAGGAAGCTTCAGCTGCTGATCGAGCGAGCGCTCGCGGTCGTCGAACAAGGCGAGAAGCTGATTGTATGGGCGCGATTCCGCGTGCAGATTGAGGACATCGTCAACGCCTTGCGCGAGAAAGGCGTGCGCGTCGTCGAGTATCACGGCGGGATCAAGAAACAGGAGCGGAACGACGCGATTGACGCCTTCGAAAATGGTGACGCTCAGGTGTTTGTCTCGCAACAACAGGCTGGCGGGAAAGGTCTGACGCTTGTGGCAGCATCGAACGTTTACTACTTCAGCAACACATACGCTCTGAACGATCGGGAGCAGTCAGAAGACCGGGCGCACCGGATCGGCCAGGAGAAGGAGGTTGTCTACACCGACTTCTGCGCACGGGACTCGATCGATTATGAATGCATCGAGGCGCTGCGCAGCAAAGAGGTCGTCGCTGAAACGATTCTAAACTTCAAGGAGCGTGTATGATTTTCCGTTGCGTGCTGGTCTGGTGCCTGCGCACCGAGATCGCGTTGATGCGCGCGCACGTGGTAGAGTGGGAGGACGATCTGCGCCGACTACCGGGCGTGATCGGCGAGTACCAGCGCCGCATCGTCGAGGCGGAGGCGGCGCTGCGCGACCTGCAGGAAGAACAGCGGACGCGCTACAAGGACTGACGATCAACGGGGCGGCGGCTCACGACCGCAGGGACACGCGCATCAACTGTCCGGGATTGCCCTGCCCGCCCCACCCTACAGGAGAGAACGATGACTGACCGAGACGAGATCGAACTGCCGCCGCTGCCGCCATTTGCGATAGCTCCAATTGCCGACGAGCAGACAGTCAGGGACTACGCCCGCGCCGCCGTCCTCGCTGACCGCAAGCGCCGCGCAGAGCAGGCAAAGCCGAAGGTGCATTCGAAGTGGATCGAACTTGCCAGCTACCATAGCACCAGCACGATGCTCCACATCTGCTGGACCGACGACGGCCGCGCGTGGATCGAGAGCGAGGACAGCCGGTCGCTTGCGCGATCTCTGCGCAGTATGTACTGCGACCCACTCATCCTCGCCGCCGCCGACGCGCTCGACGGAGGCACGCAATGACATCCGCCCGCGACAAACTGCGCGCGATGAAAGCCTGCGCGTCCGCGCTGCGGTGGATCGGCGACCGCACCATCGAGCAGGCGTGGCGCGATTGCCAGCGGAGCGACTGGATGTTCTGGCTGTTGGAGAGGATCGCGCCGGGGGACCCGCGCTTGCGGCTCGCAGCCGCCGACATGGCCGAGCGAGCGTGTGACCTGATCCCAGACGAGCCGACGCGGCTTGCGGCAGCGTGGGCTATCGGTGCAGCGCGACGGGGGGATGCGGACGAAATGCGCGCCGCCTACGCAGCCGCCGACGCCGCCTACGCCGCCGCCTACGCCACCGCATTCGCTGCCTACGGAGCCGACGCCGCCGCCGCCGCCGCCGCCGACGCCGCCTACGCCGCCGCCGACGCCACCGCCGCCTACGCCGCTCGCTCCTTAGCCAGCCGCATCAACGAGAGCGCCGCGCAGGCCGATATCCTGCGCCAGTACTTCTCGGCGCGAGAGGTCGGCGATTTGTTCAGGCGGGCTCCCGCATGACACAAGAGACTGCACTCCCCGTTTTCGGCGCAATCCTTGTCGGCGTGTTGTGAAAACGGCACCCGTAGGTGCCGTCGTCGTGCGCGCTTGATGGATCAGCGCCGCCTGCCTCCGCGCCGCCCGCGCCGCAGCGGCGAGTCGCCGCGCTCCGTCGGGTTCTCCCACGACCACTGCACGTAGTTGAGTGGCAGCCCGCCGTTCGCCCACGAGCCGTAGCGGTTGGCTTTCGGGCATCCGCACTCGATCCAGATCGCCGCGTTGAACTGCTGATCCTCCGAGTAGTCGTAGCGGTACGCCGCGCCGTCCTCGATCCACCCCGGCCCGCCATAGGCGACCGGCGTGCCGGGCGAACTGGTGGCCTCGTTCCATCGCGCGAACGCGCCGGGCATGACCACGTAGTTGTCCGCGCCGCGCGCCGCCGCCGCGCCGGTCGGCCCGCCGAGCATCAGGTTGGCCTCGTTGTAGACGCTCACGAGCGCGCCCTTCATCGCGCCGACGCGATCCTCCATCCAGAAGTCGGTGACGAACGTCGTGCCGTCGTGGTAGGGCTTGATGACTTCACCGGCGTCGCCGGGAATGTATGCGAGCATTTCCATGTTTCTTCTCCTTGCGCTTGTGCGCGATGATGTAGCCGAACACGACGCCCAATCCTCCGAGCGCCAACCCAGTGATGATGATGCAGACGGGATCGCTCATCGCGGCACCTCGTTGCGTTCGACCTCGATACCGCAGCCGATGACGAGCGCCGCCAGCTTGATGAGCAGTATCCCGAGGCGCAGCCGCAGCGTCGCCATCTTGGTGACGCGGACCTTGATCTCCAACTGGTCCCACTTGCGGAACGTCAGGTCCGGGGAGGTCATCGCGGCACCGAGTCCATCTTGCGCTGCGATCCGTAGCTGGTGCCGAGGAAGAATCCTGTGATGCCCGACAGCACCCCGGCGATGACCGCCGTGATGACGACGTTCTGCATGTCCGCCGAGATCGCGAAGCCGATGGCGATGCGGTCGAGGAGGTCGGTGTTGGTCGTAATCGCGGCGGCGATCATCGTGGCGACGCCGCGCCCCGCAAGCACGATGAACACGACGAAGTAGATCAGCGGGAACAGGATGACTGTGACGACGAACGACGGCATCCGCCAGATGGACACGTTCATCGCGGCCACGTCCGTGGACCACTTGCGCGCCGCGTCGATCCCGCCGCCCACTTCGGACAGGTGATACACGACGTCCTCGACGGCCTTCTGCGCCGCCTGCTGCGCCACCGGATCGGACTGCACTTTCTCCGCAGCGTCTTGCAGGTTGACCGCACCCGTCACCTTCACGAGCGCGTCGGAGAGCAGCGGCGCGAGCGCCTCGATCTTCTGCCCCTTCGCGGACCCGTCGTTGAAAATCTTGGCGAGCGCCGGGACGAACGCGGAGATCGCGGAGAGCAGGGGAATGATGATGGGAGCCACGGGTTCCTCCTTGTGTGGGCGGTCCTGCGGTCGGGCAGGGGTCGTGCGATCCTCGATTGGCGCGGCAGGCTGCGTGTCCGGGGCGGCTGCGAACGCGCCTCCCCACTTCTGGTAGACATCGCGGGCGCGGGCGAGCGTCCACGACGGGTTGTTCTCCTCCGCTCCCGGCAGGCTCGTCCACTCGTCGCGGCAGCGCGCGACGGCAGTGTCGAAGTCTCCGGCGAGCAGCGGATCGAGCGCACCGCGCCGCGCGATGAGCGCCACTGCGAGAATGTCCTGCGACGTCGGGGTGAAGTCCGTGATCCCGAGCGCCGGGGCGAACTCGTCGTAGGTCGTGGCGACGATCTGGTACGCGCCCGCCGCGCTCGACACACGCCCGCCCGTCGTCGGCTCCATGATGCGCGGGTGCTTGCCGAAGTCGTCGAATGTCGCGGACGGCTTGCCGAGCCCGCCCCAACGCATCCGGTACGCCTTGTCATCGGTCTCGTGGCTCTCACCGCGCCGGATGACGCGCAGGAAGGCCCGGACGTTCGCGAGCGCGAGCGCGTCTTCGGCTTCGCGGCGAGTGAGTTTCATGCGGGCACCCAACGCCCCGAGCGGATGAATCCGTGGTCGCCAGTCTCACAGCACAGAATGGACGGCGAGAGCGTCAGAGGCTCCCACGATTCCACCGTCCACGCCGGATGCCTGAAGGCGGGAATGGCGCGCGTTTCGGGCAGGTCGAACCACATCGCTCCGATGGCCCTCCACTCCCCGTCGATCTGCTTCCACAAGGACGCCCCGGCGATCTGTACGTCGGCGACCCCGGCGTAGCGTTCCGCGTTCGATGGGATGTCGCGGTCGGGTGCCCACTGGAACCATCGCAGCCGGTAGCCGCCGCCGAGGTCGAGGTCGAAGTCCTCCATCAGTCGTCCCCTCCGTCTTGATCCTCGTGGCGGCGACCGAAGTGCAGGGCGTTGAGCGCCTGCTCCCGGAACGCTTCGAGCCGGACGATCCGAACGTCGTGCGCGTGCTGGGCTTCCCGCAGCAACTTGGTTTCGCTCGTCAACAGCGTCTTGATCTCGTCCATCTTGCCGTCCTGCTTGTCCATCCTGTCAAGAATCTGCCCGCCATTCCAACGCGCGATGGCGGCGATGATGCCGAGCAGAACGGTGATGAGCGCCCCCGAGCCGCCGAGAATCCACATCGTCAGGCGCAGCATGTCGAGAGCGTGTTCTTCCACGATCAATCCACCACGCCCTTGACCTGCGTTGCGTTGTTCCCGCCGAGCCACGTGATCGTGCAGGAGGAAGACTTGTAGATCGCCTTGCCGGGTTGACCGCCGACCTGCCCGGAGGTGCTGGTGCGTGAACCATAGCCGTCGGTGCCGGTCTCGCCCTGTTGCCCCCAGCCGCCACCCTGCCCGCCGCGCCCGCCCTGCGCGTCGACCGAGTAGTACCCGCCAGCTCCCCACACGCCAGAGGCCGAGTCGGAGCCAGACGAGCCTGCAACGCCGGGCGCGTCGCCCCCTTGCCCGGCACCCCCTGCGCCACCGACGCTCCCCTGCCCGCCACCCCCTCCGCCGCCGCCCCCGACAAAGCCGGAAGGGGGTGAATACTCCTGTCCGTACCCACCCTGCCCGCCGCCGCCGCCCCCGCCGAAGATCTTGCCCGTCGTCGTGTTGTTGATCGTGATGTTGCGGCTGATCTGGAGCGCGCGACCGCCCGCACCCCCGTTGCCAGCGCCGCCCGCGCCGTAGATGTTGCCGTAGTTGACGAGCTTCAGCGACGCGCCGAAGTCGAACCCCGCGAAGTTGAGCGAGCCGAATGACGGATCGTTGCTCCCGATGGTGACGCCCGGCAGGACCGTGACGACGACCTTCACCTTGCCGCTGCACGACCCCGCCCCGTAGATTGCCTCCAGCTCGGAGATGACGTTGACGTTGTTGGCGTCAGCCGAGAGCGTCAGCATCAGCGTGCCGCTGGCGGCACCGGAGAGGAGCGGAGAGGAGAGCATGGTCGTCAGGCCATCGCCAGCGAGGTGCCGGTGATCTCGATGGTGCTGCCGTCGATGATGAGGCCGTGCACCCAGTCCGTGCCGGACACCGAGAGGTTGAGCGATCCGCCGCCCGGTCGCGTCGCGCTGGGGAACAGGCTCGTCGCGACGCCGCCATTCGTGACCTTGATGCTGAACGGATGGACCGTGCCGCTCGCAGGCTTGTTCGTGAACGTCGCGGCGGCGGAGGCACCCGTCACCGTCAGCGTGAACACGTGCCCGAGCGAGAGGTCGATGTTGAACGCCGCGCTCTTGCTGCCGAGCGCCGTGCTGGTGACGCGCTGGAGCGTCGTCGTCATCGTGCCGCCCGTGATGGCGACCGCGCTCGCCGCCTGCGCCGCCATCGTGCCGATGCCGTGCGCGCTCGTCGATGCCGAGTGCGTCGTGTACGTGTCAACGTGCCGCCAGAACTGACCGAGCAGGCCGAGCATGATGGCGATCGCCGACGACCCGGCGGAGGCAGCGGTCAGGTTGCCGTTGCTGTCCCAGGTCAGCGTCGAGTTGGCCATCGTCTCGTAGGAGCTGCCGCCGTCGGCGCTCTGCTCCCAGAGGATCGCGGTCGGGTTGTACTTCTCTCCGCCTGTCGTGCCCCACGTCAGCGTCGCGCGCACCCACGGCGCGCTTCCGCCCGTGCCTTGCTTCCAGTACATATACTGCGGGCGCGTCGCGCTCCCGCTACCGACGACGATGCTGAACTCGAAGCCGGGAAACATCGCGGCGATCGTCGCGTCGCGCAACGCTTTCTGGTTGCGCAACAGGTCCGCGCCGAACGCCGCGCCGTTGTCGGCGCTTGCGTCGGGCTGTGCGGGCTGAAAGTCAAGGTATGCCATGCTCGTCTCCTCACGCAGCCCAGTAGATCAATTCGATAGCACCCGGCGCACCGTCGCCGCCTTGCCTTGATGTGCCGCCGCCCGACGCGCCACCGGCACCTGCGCCGTAGCTCGTGGCAGCGGGCGATGTGCCCGCCACACTGTCGCCACCCGACGGCGCAGACCCATTGGCTCCCGGCCCGAATGCCGACGCGCCTCCGCCGCCGCCTGACGTCCGCGTGCCGTCGCTTGCCGCTCCCACGCCCCCTGCCATTTCGTCGACCGAACCGCCTGCGGTGCTCGCGCTCCCTGTCGAGTTCGACCCGCATCCGCCGCCCGCGCCGGGAGACAGGTGCGACACTGACCCTGGGTTGGCTGCGGGATTCGGCGGGGATGTAGCGCCAGCCGTGCCGAGCACGCCTCCGCCCTTGCCTCCGGTCCGCACGTTCCCTGCCTTGCCACCCAACCCGCCCGCTGCCGTCAGCGTGACCGTGCCGTTGCTGATCGTCGTCGGTTGTCCGTCGCCGCCCGCATTGTTGCCCGACGCTGCCTTCGCGCCCCCCGCGCCGATGGAGATGGTCAGGTCTACTCCGGGCGTACAGGCGAGCCACCGATTGCGCAGGCACTCGCCCGATCCGCCGCCCCCGGATGCGTTCGTGTTGCCGCTGCCCATCGACCCGCTCGCGCCGCCGCCCGCTTGCAGCCGCGACACCAGCACCGCATAGACGCCAGCGGGAGGCGTCCATGTCGTGCCAGTCGTGAGGAGCACGCGATACGGTCGCACGCCGCCGCCCCCGCTCGCTGACGGCAGTTGCGCGAATCCCTCGAAGCCGCTCATCACGCCACCTTGATGCCGTCGATACGCACGACGACCTTGCTCGCAGCGTCGGCGAAGCCACGCAGCTTGCCGTCAGCGGCGAGCACCCATCGCCCCGTCGCGCGATAGACGGTCGGCGTCGCGGCGATCGTCATGGCCTTGCCGAAGCCGATGATGTGCTGATCGCCTGTGCTGTCGCCCGACGGCACGAACTTGATCGTGAACGTGCGCTCTGCCGAGTCCGTATTCGCCACCTCGATCTGCGTGGCGATCCACATCTCCGCCGCGCCGATCGTGGCGAGGTCGGCCTCGCTGTTGGACAACAGGCCGTAGTAGAGGCAGGCGGGCGTGCTCGTGTTCAGTGGCATCTCGTCCTCACAGCATCCACGCCACGGCGTCGTTCAGGACCGTGTGCTTTATGAAGTTCTCCGTCTCGTCGCGCGTCGCGCGCAGCACGCCGAGGTCCGTCACATAGATCGTCTCCGTCGTCGTGGCCTCGACGCCCCATCGGAAGAAGCGCGCCGCAACCGTGGCTTCCAGCGCGTTGACCCGCGTCCACGAATCGCCGACCAGAACCTTGTGCTCGATGAACGCCTGCCCGGTGCCGGAGAGGTCTTCCCACGCGGGCGTGATTTCGACGTAGGTTGCCTCGCTGGTGAGCAGATCCACGGCATCGGTCACTACGCTGGACGTCCCGCTCGCGTGGTACGTCGCCAGCGCGTTGCCGTAGGTCGAGAGCGAGCTGGCGAACAGCGCCGCGAACGTATCCGACGCGAAGCTCGTGATGTAGCCGGTGCCGTGCGCGACCATGTTGGTCAGCGTGACGCCGGTCGGCTCGTGTTCGTCCGTGTTCGAGGTGCTGTTGGGCGTGGCCGTGAAGTCGTAGCTCGCGGCGGTCGCGCTCTCCTGGCCGTTGGGGAAGGCGTCAGTGCGCACGCTGTCCAGCGCCTTGATCCAGATGCGTCGGTCGCCCTGCGGCACGATCGTCGTGGCGAACGAAAGTGCGGGCGCGGCGACGAACGCAAGATGCGTCGCGTCGTCCCAGGTGCCGCTCTGCGCGCTCCAGCGCAGTTCGTAGCCAGTCAGGTCGAGGTCGGTCGCTTCCGTCCACGCGATACGCGTCTCGCCGTTGGTCGAGTACGCCGTGATCGACGGCACCGCGCTCGGCAGCGCGAGCTTCCCGTTCAGCGTTACCTCGGCCGACGCTGGGTCGCTGCTCGCGAACTCGCTGCGCGTGCGCAGCTCGACCTGATACGACACGCCCTCCGGCAACGCCTCGGACACGAACGACAGCGCATCGAGCGGCAGTTGCATCGCGCTGGCCTCGCCGCCTTGCGGGGTGATCGTGATCGTGAAGCCTTCCGTGAAGATGTAGTCGGCCGTCGTCGGCCCGGTCCACGTAGCGACGATGCGCGAGGCGAAGCGCCCTGTCTGGATCTGGTAGACCTCCTCCACCGCCGCGAACCCTGTCGGAGCCGTGACAGCGAACGGAGACGGCAGCGCGCTGTCCAGGTTGGTCGGGGCTGTCACGACGGCATCGGAATACTTCGCTGCGTCGTACTCGCTGAGTGAGAGCGCCCACAGGTGTCCGTTGGGCGAAGCCTTGCGCACGCGCATCGCCTTGCCGGTGAAGCCCGTCGGGTGCGTGACCTCAACCACGTTGCCGGGCAGGAACTGAATGCCCTCGTCCATCACCGTCATCGTCATCGTCAAGCTGGTGGTGGTCAGCTCGTTCAGACGCTGGACCCCGTATCGGTAGGCCTCGCTGTGCCGCGTAATGCCCACGCGCTGCACGCGCGACACGCGGCGCTCGACAGTGCCAGCCTCAACACCGGGTAGATAGATGAACGCCGAGGCGTCTTTCCACGGCATCGTCGAGGTGTCCGTGTATGTGACTTCCATCACGGTCGGCGCGCTGGTCTGCGGGCGCTGCTCCCAAGAAAGCGAGCCTTCGACGATCGCCGCATCGTCGGGCAGCGCGGCATCGGTCGCGCGCGGGGCGTCGGGAATCAGGCGGTACGTGTCGCCGTCCTTGAATACGAAACACGATGCGTAGTCGCACAGGTCCGCCAGAACAGTGAACGCGGGTTGCACCGTGTCGATGGACGCGCTCAGAACGTGGCGTGCCTCGCCGTCCACGGTCTCGTTGTTGCGCGCGGCGACGGCGGCAACGTCGCTCCAGTTGACGGCGCTCGCCAGTCCGAAGCGCGTGTTCTCGATGAAGTCGGCGATGATGTATGCGGGCGTCGTGCTGTACACCTTCGCGCCGCCGTCGGACGACGCGACCTTGCGCCCTCGGATCTTGGCGGTGAGCTGCGGGAACCCGGTGTTCTTGCGCGGAGGCACGGCCACGACCGAGTAGCAGAAGCCGGGCAGCGTGTCCGCGTAGACCTTTCCCTGCGCGAGCCACGCGGCGACGAGCGTAGCGTCTGCTGTCTGCGCCTCGGTGCCGACATAGCTCGTGATCGTGATGCCGGTCGGTGCGGGTTCGTTGTTGACGTAGACCTGCTCCACGGCGTCGACCTCGCCCTCGCACCAGACGGCCAGCAGGATCAGCGCGCCGTTATGGACGAGCACGGAAGCGATCTTCGCGCCGGTGATTCGCGTACCGTAGATCACAGGCACGATCGTTCCGACGCCGCCGACCTGCTTCTGCTGCGCCGCGTTGTTCTTGCCCTTGCCCTTTTTCCCGCTGAAAGTCTGGACGTCGTTGACGACGCGCCACAGAGTCTGCGACTCGCTCGGCTCCGGCGAAATCGACGGCGCGGGAACAGCGCTGGGCAGCGGATCGCGCCCCGTCGAACTGGGCTGGTCCGGGATGAGCGAGTCGTTCGCCACGGTCAGGCCTCGATGATGTCCACGGTCACGTCATGGTGAATAGCGCCGACGCGCACGCTCACGCCGCGCTGCCCGAACACGCAGACCGTCGGCGACGCGTCTTCGCACCACGTAAAGTTGAACGTGGCGTTGCGATTGGCGAGGTAGAACGCGCGCAGCGTAGCGAGGTCCGTCGCGTCGAGCTTGTGCACGACGTTGAACTCCTTGACGGGAGCCGCGTAGAACGACGCGACACGCGACGCGCCGGAAGTGTCGCGCACGACTTGCCGATCGTCGCGGTACACGACGGCGGACCCTACGATCTGCGGGAAGGCAGGATAGTCGGCCATGTCAGCGGTCCGGTTGCAGTTCGTACTTCTCGCCGTTGAACGTCATGACGAAGTTCTGCGCGGGCAGCGCGTGGAACCCGTCGGCAGACGTCAGGCGGCGACGCGGCGAGAAAAGCACGGACGCCTCCCGCTGGACGAGCGCGACGTTGATGACGCGTGCATCGCCGCCCGACACGGATCCTACGCGCCCGTCGAACACGAGCACGGCGTCCTCGGGCAGCGCCACGGCGTCGCCGAAGAACCGCCACACGCGCACGCGGGCGTCACCCATCTGCTCAGCGAGCGCGACGGCGCTGAAACTCTGGTCCATGTCGAAGATTTGCAGCGCGCCGCCACTCGACGCAGCGCCGTCGGTGCCGAATCCCGCCGTCCAGAATCCCCAGCCCGTGAACGTGTTGCCCAGCGCCTCGATGGTGCCGCGCGAGCAGATGCGGATCGGCGTAGCGGTCTCGAACTCGACAAGCCAGCCCGGCAGCGTTACCGGGTCGTCGATCGCGGCGAGCGCCTGCGCGCTGAGCGTCCTCACCCGGTCACCTCGCGCGTGTCGTTGATGGTCACGACGATCGGCTTGCTCGCCGCCGTCATCTGCACGTGCGCGGCGCGCAACTGCTTCTCCGCCGCGTTGTCCTGCTTCTGCGCCGTGTCGTCGTTCTTCTTGCCGAGGTCTTCGATGAACTTGTTGAGCATCGTGGCAATATCGTCGAGCGTCGTCTTCGCGGCATCGGCGATCGTCTCCTGGATGTCCTCCAACCGCTGATCCGCCAACTCCTCCACGTCCGCGAGGTTGTCGAGGAACGTCTGGAGCATGTCTTCTTGCTCCTTCGGATCGAGCAGGTTGAACGCGGAGGTCGTGTACTGTTGGATCTGCCCGACGATGCGCGCAATCTCCATCGGATCCGTCTCGGTCTTGAGCTGTTCGCGGAGCTGGTCAGCGCGCTCCTGGTAGAACTTGTAGAGCGCATCGCCGTCGTCGTCCTTGTTGCCCAGCATCGTGATGCGGAGCTGATCACCGAGGTTGCCGAAGCTCTCGTGCAAGCCGACGCGGATGGACTGGATCTGCGCCACCATCTCGATGGCTGCCTGCTTGTAGGCTGCGGTCGCCGCCGCGAGCGCCTCCGTGCTCTCGGTCGTGCCGTCGAACTTGCCCGCGAGGTCGCGCAGTTCCCACCCGGCGTTGGCGATCGATCCGACCATACCCATGGTCGCGCGGTCGAAGGCATCGACACCCGCCGTCAGAATGTCGGTGTCCTTGAACAAATCCAGCAACCCGTTGAACGCCTGCGCGAACGCCACAACGTCGTCAATCTGCTCCGCCGTACCGGTCGATGCGGTCACCGAGTTGAGAATGGTGGCGATGGCATCCGGCAGATCGGACGCCTGGAGCGCAGCGAGCAGCGCACGCTTGCTCTCCAGGTCGAGCGTCTCCTTCAGCTTGTCGGCGTCGCGACCGAGCGAGTCGTCGCCGCTCTCGTAGTTGTAGACCTGCGTGCCGTTGACCCACGCCCCGGCATGGACGCGATTGCTCGCCGTGCCCTCGGGATCGGTGTCGTAGCCGTAGGCGAACTTCACGTCGCCAGCCTTGCCGCCGAGGCGCTCCATCAGCGCCGCGTAGGTTTTCTCGGACGCCTCCACCATCTTCATCAGCGACGAGTCGGCATCGTTGGGAGTGAAGTAGCGATTGTTGTCGCCCGCGAACAGCGGTCCGAGGTCGAGGCCAGCGCTACCCGCGTATCCGCCGCCCTTCGGTCCGCCCTTGCTGTCGAACAGGCCGAACGCGCTCGCCGCCATCAGCGCGAGGCCGATGTACGGCAGCGCGGTAGAGAGTGCCGAACCGAGCGTCCCGAGCAGGCCCATCGCGCCCGTCGCGCCCTCCATCAAGGGTCCCACGAAGCCCGCGCTGCCCTCCAGGAACCCGCCGAAGCCGCCGAAGAACTCGCCGATGCCACCGCCCATGCTGGCGAGCGAGGTCAGGATGCCGGGACCGCCTCCGCCACCGCCGAGAAGACCGCTGAGCAGTTCGCCGATGCCACCCAACCCGCCACCGCCACCGCCACCCAACAGCGCGCCCGCGACGCCGCTTTGCCCCGTAATCGCGGCGGTGATGTTGATGACCCATGGACGCACGACGAGCTGATAGAGCGCCGCCATTAGTGTGGACTTGATCGTGTTGGCGAGGTTCTCGAATGCGTTTTTGCCGTTCTCGAAAACGTTGGTGAAAACGTCGAACGCGAGCTTGTCCACTTGGTTGAAGAACGCGGTCCACTCTTCCGTCGCCTTCTTCGCCGCGTTGCTCTTGCTGACGGTTTCATCGAAGCCACGCTGCGCGACAGCGAGACGCTTAAGCGCGGCAATCTTCGCGTCGATGTCAGCAATCTGCCCCTCGTAAGCCTCGAACGAGCCGATGATCGCGCGCTGCATTTCCAGCTCGGCGATCGTGGCCTCCGTGACCGCCGCCTTGCTCAACCCGTAGAAGCGCGTCTGCTCTTCGACGGCTTTCGCCTCGGCGTTGATGGCATCCGTGGACGACAGCACAGCGTTCATCATCTGCGTCTGCCCGTCAACGGACGCGTCGACCCACGCCTGCACGGCCTTCGCGTTCTCGTCGTACTTCTCGCCGATGTACTCCATCAGCTTCAGCGCCTGCTCCTCGGTCAAACTCGCCGCCTCGATGAGAGGGATCAGCTCGGTGATCGCCTGCTTGTACTCGGCTTGCGGGTCTTCCAGCTTGGCGAGGATGTCGGCGTACTTCTCCATCGTCTTGTTCAGAGCTTTCGTCGCCTCGTCTTCCTCCGCTTTCGCCTTCGCACGTTCGCGCGCACCCTGCGCCACTCCGGGGGCCGTCTCGCCACCGCGCCCCGGCGTGAAGCCGCGATCCTCGGCGGCACGCTGCGCGTTCGCGCGTGCCGCCGCTGCGAGCCCATCTTCCAACCTTTGCTCCATGGCATCGACGTCGGCGAGTGCGTCCCGCATCGTCTGCATCGCCAGCGCGAACTCGCCCTTGAGCGCCAGCCCGATAGCAGCCATCGACGCGCCGATCAGCGTGCCGAGCGCCTGGAAACCTCCCGCGAGGCGATAGGCGTACGGCAACAGCTCCTTCATCCACGCGCCGAGCTGCTGGCCGAGCGTGTTCACATCCTTCGCCGCAGGAGCCATGTCGCGCATGAAGCGGAGCATGTCCTCCAGCGCCGGGAGAAGCCCCTGGACGAACTGGCCCGTCAACGACTGCATCTGGATCTTGGACGCGGCGAGCGAATCGTTGAACGCGCCCATGCTGCGCGCCGCCTCGGGCGTGATCCCGCCGAGCTTCCGGTACTCCTCGGTCATCGCGGCGAGACCGTCGCGCCCTTGATTCAAGAGCGGGATGAGCTGACGCCCGCCGCGCCCGAACACCTCCTGCGCGAGCGCGACCTTTGCTGAGCCGTCGGCGTAGCTTTTGAACTTGTCCGCGATGTCGCCGAGCAACTCCTCCTGCGAGCGCAGCGCGCCGGTCGCATCGGTCACGCTGATGCCCATCGTCCGGAATACGCGCGTTGCGCGCTCGCTGCCGTTCGCCGCGTCGCTGGCCTTGTCGGTCATGCGCCCCAGAAGCTCGACGAGCGATTGGAGCGAGGTTCCCGTTTGCGCCGCGACGTACTCCAGGCCCGCGAGCTTGTCGGCGGCGATGCCGGTGCGCTCGCTCATCTCGTCCAGGGCGTCGGCGTAGGACAGATACGCCATGACGGCGGCAGCTATCGCGGCAGCGTGCGCGGAAATGATCTTGCCGAACGCGCCGCCGACGCTCGCCGCCTGCGATGCCACGCCGCTGAACTCGGCGAGATCGCGCGAACCTTGCCGGACGCCCGACGAATCGACGCCGACGGCTAACGTATAGGCATCAACGGCCACGACGGTTCTCCGCCTTCGCCTTCGCGCGCCCCTGCGCGTCGCCGAGCATGGACAGATAGAGGCGATCCAGCCGGTGCAGCAAGGCGCGCTCGCGTTCCGTCAGCTTCATGCCTGTCACCTCCTGCCAGTAGTACATGTCGGCGTTGCTCAACGCGCGCGGCGCACCGGTCATGCCGTCACGATCGCGCGACCGCATCTCCCAGTACCATTCCCAGAGGTACATGAGCACCTCGGGGTCCTCAGGCCGATCAGCGAGCAGCGCGGGCGCGATGCGGAATCCCGTTGCCTCGTATGCGCGCCACAGGTGCTCGCCCGTCGTGCCACCATCCTCCTCCTTCTGCGCCAGTCGAATCTCGCTTTCGGCCCAAGCGAGAAATTGCGCGACTAGCGCCGCATGAAATTGCCGCGATCGTTGATGGCGTCCTCGACCTGTTCGCGGATCACAGGCACCTGCTCGTAGATCATGCGCGCGTTGGCGTCGTTCAGGTCGAGCGCGACGCCCTTGTACGTGACGTTGCGCCACCCGGTCGTCACGTGGACGAGCAGTTCCAGAGCCTCGGCTTCGTTCTCCTCCGCCGTCATCTGCACGGCGATGCGCCGCCCCATCTGCTTGAAGCGGCGATTGATCTGCTCACGCAGTTTCTTCTTGTAGCGGTCGCTGTCCTTGCTGGCGACCGTGATGAAGATGCCCGTGCCGCGCCGCGTGCGCGGATCGAACACCTCCACCTCGACCGTGTCCGTCGCAGGCGTCAGGTCGGCGAGGTCGAACGGTTGCGGTTGCTGGTCGGTCATAGCTCCCTCTCGGAGAAAAGCGTCGCCCGTATGCGCTGGCTCGCGGGCGGCGAACGGCGGAGCCTCGCCGGTTGGATGGTTAGGTGTAGAGCGAGTCCTGGATCATGACCGTCGTCGCTTCGAAGCCAGTTGCCGCGCTCTTCAGCAGCGCATCGAACGGGACGGTCTGGATGATCCCCTTCTCGCCGTCGTCCGGGGTCGCGCCGTTGATCTTGACGCGCGGGAAGTGGAAGGCCATGAAGTCCGCCGTGCCGAGGCTGGACGTGGCCAGCGCGAACGACAGGTACATCTCGGTCTCGTCGTCGAAGGCATCGAGGAACGTGGTGTCCTGAAGCAGGATCGACATCTGCCCCGAGACCGTCACGCGACCCTCGAAGACGTCGGGCGTCTTGTTGGCGAACGCGACGTCCACGGTGCTCATGCCGCCGTTGATGTCGAAGTTCATCCCGGTGATGAGGCCGACGGGCGTCGTGCCGACGCAGAGCGCGCCGACCGCTGCCGTGTAGATATCACTGGTCGTCGGCGACGCCGGTGAAGTGAACTGCTGCGTAGCCGCGAACGTCATGTCCTGGCCCATGAACCCGAAGTCCACCGTCGCCGCGCCCGACGCCGGGAGCTTCACGCCGATCGTGTTGACCTTGCAGCCGAGCGCAAGGCGCGACACGTCCACGTCGTCGTGCCACTCCTCGATGCTGAAGGAGTCGTCGGTGTGCGCCGAGCTGGGCACGATGATCTTCTTGCCCGGCACGGTGACTGTGCAGGCGGCGACGCCCGCCTCGGCGGTCAGTGTCGTGCCGTTGAGCACGAGCACGGTCGCCGTGTCCGCCGTCAGATTCACGACGAGCAGGTTCTTGTTCAGCGAGTTCGCGTTCAGGCCCGCCGTGGCGCGCACGACCATGCCGATGCGCACGCCGTCCGTGATCCACGACCCCGAGCCGCGCACGACGGTGTAGAGCGCGCCCGACGCCGCGACCGTGAGCGTGAGACCCGTGATGTTAGAGACCGATGCCGCCGCCGCGCGCAGCGCCGCCTCGAACAGCATCTGGTAGGTGCCGCCCGACAGCTCGCCGCTGATCGGACCCTCGACCTTGCGCACGCCGTGCCGCGAGGATGCGACCTGGAAGTGCGATGCGATCTCGTTCGACTTGATCGTGCTCTTGGTCATGTTCAGGCCCGACGTGACGCGGCGCAGGAGTTGCCCGCCCGTCGGCCCGGCGAACACGCCGAACGAGGATTCCTTCTTGATGATGAGCTGCTTGTTGACGCCGGTAGCGATGGCCATGTTACTTCTCCTAGAAGTGGTTTATCCTGGGCGACTCGCTCGCTCCCGGCTACGCGAAGAAAAGGTTGGCGAGGTACGGCACGCTCACGGGCACGACATACCAATCGCCGTCGTACATCGACGGGGCGACGGACGGCGTGCGAACGATCAGCACCGACACTCCCGCCGCCGACAACACCGTGCCGCGCTGAAAATGCGCGCGCAGCGCGTCCGCCCGCGTGGCGGCTACGCCCGCGCCCGCATCGGCGCGGCAATAGAGCGACACCTGATAGATCCCTTGCTCGCGCGCGATGACGACACCGCCGCCCGCAACCTCCACATTCTCAGTCTGTGCAGGCAGCAACGCCACGCGCTGATACGACGTCCCGAGCGTCGGCGTGTAGAGCGCATTCTCCTGCGCCGTCGGCCACGAAGGCGTGAGCGTGGCCAACCGCTCGTCCAGCGCGCGGCGGATGGCCTGGACGCTCACGTGCGGAACTCCGTCTGCATCTCGGTGATCGAAAGGCGGACCATACCCTGCGGCGCTTGGCGCGAGTAGCCGTTCACCGACTTGATCTCCCAGCCTCCCGGCTTGCCCTTGCGCCCTTTGACCCACGAGCCACGTTGCGGCGGGTTCGGATACAGGCCGTACTCCAGCACGCGAATGTACGGCAACCCGTTGGAGAGCCACACGACGCCGCCCACGGGCGACGCAGCGACCGCGAGGCTCATCGCGCCGATGCCGCCCGACGACACGACCGCGTCCGCGCCTGCGCTCGGGGTCGGCGGGCGGATGGAGCCGACCGAGACGCCCCACGAGTTCCGCGCCGCGCCCGTGTCCACAGGCGTCTTGAGGATCACCTTCTCGAACAGCTTGAACGCGACCTGCCGCGCGTCGAGCGCGATGCGCGCGTCCACGTCGCGCGTCCAGTCCTGCACGTTCTTGGCGAAGGCGTCGGGGGTGGCCATAGTCACTTCTTTTTCAACGAGCGGTCGATCTTTCGAAAGGCTTGTGCAGCGGCTGCGCCCTTGGACCATTTGGAAAAGTCTTTGAACTGAGGCACGCCACGCAACGCTTGAACGAGCGACGAAGCAAGCTGGTGACGGGTGAATCCCTTTTGTTGATGGTAGAGAGTATGCCTGCCTTCGATCGTGCCCGACAGCGCGTATGCCTGCTTGAGATGCTTCTGGTGGAGACTGGCCTTCCTACGTCGCGCTTCCAACGCCGCCGCCCTTGCTGCATCGCTCCAGGCCATGACGTCATCTCCTGATCTGCGTCTTGTAGAGCACGTCCACGCCCGCCGGTGACACCGACTCCGCCGCGATCACCTGCCACTCCGCGCCGTCCACCACGAGCCGGTCGCCGACGGCGGGTGGCGCGGTCAGCGCGCCCACTGCAACGAGCGCCTTGCGGTCCTGCGCGAGGATCGCCGGGTTGCCGGCGCGCTCACGGTCGTTGAAGCCCAGCAGCACCGCCGTCACGTCCTCGTCAGTCGTCGTGAGCGTGACGGTGCCAGTGTCGTCGTCGTATGCGCCCTGCGCTACGCGCCGCAACGTGACCGTTCGCCCGAACTGTGTGAGCAGCCTGTCGGCGGTCGCCTTGCTGTTGGCGTAGTTGAAGGGCATGGCTACTTCTTCTTGCGATGGTAGTTCCGGAACAGGGTGGTCGAGACGGCCTCCGAAAGCAGATTTGACGTCATGTACATGTTCGACGTGCCGGTTTTGCGGAGTTTCTTGATCTTCGCAGCCAAGCCTTTCCGACTGTTGAGAGAACGAAGGGCTTCTGCGGGAGACACGTCAGAATACGTCACTTGGTGCCTGCTGAAACGTTTCTTCAACTCGGCATGCTTCTTGTTGATGGGTGCTTCCAACGCCGCCGCCCTTGCTGCATCGCTCCAGGCCATCGTCAGCTCCTTACAACTCGCACTACGTTGCTCGACTGCGCGAGGCCTGCGAGCAGCGCCTCCACGCTCCTGAACCGCACCGCGCCCGCCTGCCCTGGCGCGTAGGTCACGCTGAGCACGTCCACCGTCTCGCTCAGCACCGCGCCGTCAGGCGCGCCGTTCGGCGTCAGCTCGCTCGTCACGCTGAGCAGCGCCGCTTCGGCCACGGCGCGCTTGAGCTTGACCGGGATTGTCGCGTCGTCCACGAGCCAGCCGTAGTCGGTCGCGCCCACGCGTGGCCAGGCAAGCGCCTGCTCCGCCGTGCGCTTCTCGCCGTAGAACCGGAAGCGCCAGTCGATGAACGTGGTCGCCTTGCGCAGCGCGGTCTCCTTGTCCGCCGTGCCCAGGTCCGCCCACGCGGTCTGCGAGAGCGCCGCATGGTACGCGTCCGCGTCCGCCACCGCGCAATAGCTCTCGGCGTTCGCCTTGCCTGTGCCGTCTTCGACCGTGAGCGCCATCGTCAGCCCCTCCTCCGCTTGCGGCCCTGCGCAACCTCGCGCGCTTCCGCGATCGGCTCCGGCACCGCGCGCGTCGGAAACGCGCCCGGGAGCAGCGCGTCCTCGAAGAACTTGTGCCACTCGCCTGCGGTCAGCTCCGCGAGCGTCCACTGCCCGTAGGCAACGCGGTTGAAGTACGCGCGCCGTTCCTCGACGCTCGGCAGGTCCACACTCGACAGCTCGGCGTAGGGCGCGTGTTCCGACGTCGCGCAGACCGGCACGCCCGCGAGCAGCGCGTCATGCCCGAGGTTAGACGTCTGCACGACGACGAGCCGCGCGCCCGCGAGCGCCGCGCCGAGATCGGCGGGCGCGTTCACCAACCCCTCGGACTCCGGCCCGAGCGTCGGCGAAAACGGATGCGGCCGAAACGCGACAGGCGCGCCCTGCCCTTTCCAGAATTCACACTGCGTCGTCGCCCAGCGCCGCAGCCCCTCGGCGTCGGTGCGACCGTGCGACGGGTCGCCCTCGTGCTGTCCGGCGACGAGCACGTATCCCTCCGGATCGCCTCCCCTCTCCTTGACGTCGATGCCGAGCGCGTCGAAGCGATCGGGCGGGCACACAAAGTCGGGCAGCGAGTTCAACCCGCCGAGGCCGACCTGCCAGTAGTCGCCCCCGCCGCCAAACGCCTCCTGACACGCGCGCTTGATGTAGCCATAGTCCGTCACGACCACAGGCACGTTCGCCTTCGCGTAGGCTGCCAGCACTTCGTCCGCGCCGCGCGAGCGCAGCGAATAGACAAAGGCGACGTCGAACGGCTCCGTGTCGCCGCGCTTGAAGTCGTTGGCGCTGCGCCGTCGCACCTGCCAGCCGCGCGCGAGCGCGCCCGCACGGAACGCCGCGCTGAGCACGTCGCCCTGGGGCGCTTCGTAGAGACCGAGCACCGGACTCACACAAACCTCCTCGTCGCAGGCGAGAGCGCAGAGCCTATGACAGCGCCCCGCGCTCTCGTTCCGCCGGTCAGCGGGACTTGATGGCGACGCCGCCGAGGTCCTTCATGTCGGCGGCCACCTTGTCCCAGTTGCTGCCCGTGCCGACCGCCGCGCTCGCCGGGTTCGCGCCGCCGTTGCCGACGTCCCACTTGAAGCCCTTCTGCTTCAGCGTGTACGCGAACTCGCCCTGCACGCGGACGACGAGGTTCTCCAGGCCCGTCTCGATGAAGCGCGCGACGTACTCCTCCTCGCTGTCCTCGACCGTCGCCGCGCCGGGCACGAGGCCGAGCGTGATGTAGTCGGTGATCGGCGTGTTGGAGGTGCCGCTGGTCACGATCAGCGACGCCGAATCGGTCACGAGCACCGGGCGGTTGAGCGTGACCGGGGTCGCCGTCGCTACGTTGAAGTTCGACACGCCGTCGATGTTCGCTGTGATCTGCGCGGCCACCAGGTCGTAGTACGGCTTCGAGTGCATGACCCAGCACGCCACGTCGGTCGCCCGGTCGCCGCGCTTCGCGAGACCCGAGACAAGCCCCGCCGTGTTCAGCGTGCCGTTGGTCGGCACCGTGTAGAGACACGCTGCTTGGTTGACGAGCGCCGCGCGCGTCGCGAGCAGCGCCGTGTCGCACATCTCGACCTGCATCGCCTTGGCGATCTGCGTACCGATCGTGAAGTCGAGCGCGTTCTCGTCCGCTCGCGCGCCGATCTTGCGGAAGGCGTCCAGCGTCTGCGCCACCGGACCGATCTTCCGGTTCAGCTTGACGCTGATCTCCTCCTCTTGCGTCATGGCGATGTCGTTCACGCCCGCGACGCTGGTCGTGTCGCGCCGCGTGATGAGGCCCGACGGGTTCTGCCAGAAGGCCTCGTAGACGTAGTTGCCCGGTCGCCGGTTCGCGACGAGGCGGATGCAGTTGCGCGAGGCGGTGTTGAAGACGTCACTGATCTGCGCGAGCGTCTCGATGAGGCCCGCTTGGATCTGCGGGTTGTAGACCTTGAGGTCAGATGCTTTGCCGGTGGCCATGGTGCGTGTCTCCTTGGAAGCCGAATGTGTGAGGTCGTCAGAACGGGAGCTTGAGGTAGACGTCCTGGCCGTGCTCCGCCACGAATGCTGCCTTCTGCTCCACCGTCATCTGCGACCGTTTCTTGGCGGCTCCCCCGCCCCCGCCTGCGCCACCGCTCCCGGTGCCGCCTGCGCCACTGCCGTCGAACGCGCGCCCGAACTCCGGCACGCTTTTCATCTCCTCGACGAGTTGCTTAATCGTCATCGGCGACCCGTCGTCTCGCACGCGGGGCTCGCCTTTGTTATTGACGACGTGAACTGCGAAGCCGTCGTCGGTTTCTGTGATTTTCACACTCTTCCGAATGTGCGGCAAGAGAAGTGTCGGAGACCCCTTCATCTCTGCGAGCACGCGCGCTGCTTCTCCATCGATCAACGCATCAGAAAGCGAGGTGCGCATCAGATCGAGCCTCTGTTGGAGTTTCTCGCGCTCCTTGCCGTGCGCCTCGTTCATCTGCCGCTTGATAGACTCCAGGACCTCCGGTCCGGCCTTGGTCTTGAGTTCCTCGACCTGCGCGCGCAGCGTCACGACCTCCTCCAGGTCCACGTCCTTGAACTTGGTGCGCAGCGTCGCCGCCTCGCGGTTCGCCGTCTTGAGCGCCGCGCGCAGGTCGGGCACCCCGTCCACGTCGAGCTCGTACTTGCCCTCGCGCTCCACGTAGAGCGGGCGCAGCGCCTCGTCTACTTCGTCCAGCTTGTCCACCGTCAGCTTCAACTTCGGCATGGCACCCTCTCGGTTGATAGCGGCGACTCACTCGCCAAAAACGCGGTCCCACGTTGACGCCTCGCGCCGCCGCATCTCGGCGAGCGTGTAGTAGCGCCCCGCGTCGTCGATGAAACGCTCCAGCGGAAGCTTGCCCGCGCGGAACAGCGTCGCACGTTGCTTGCCGAGCACTTCCTCCTGCACCGCGCGCGACTGCCTGCGCAGCCACTCGGAATAGGTGGTGGTCGCCGACACAGGCCCACCCGCCGCCGCGCGCGTCCCGGTCGGCGTCGGAGCGACGCGCAGAACCGGCGTGATCGTGCTGCGACAATTCACATGCGCGGGAGGACGCGGCCCGCTGTCGAGCGGGTACACCTCGCCGTCGCGCTCCTGGCAGATCGGCGTGGTGCGCGAGTCGAGCGTGGAGACCCAGCGCACGCCCGCGAACAGGTCGGCGTGCTCGTCGAGTGTGAGTTGCCGCGCGCTGACCGCCACGCCGTTGGTCAGCGTGCGCACGACGGCCTCGGCGTGTCGCCTGTCGAGCTCGCTCATGCGCCGCAGCGCGGTGGTCATCGCGCCGATGGTCTCGCCTTCCAGCGCGCCGATGCGCACGACGCGTCGCGCCTGCTCGTAGGCTCGCGCCGCGAGCGCCGTGAACCACTCGTCGATCGTGCTGCCCATGAACGGCTGCGCGAGCGCCGCGACGATCCGCTCACCGGGCACGCTCGCCAGGCGCACGCCGAGCGTTGTGGAGAGGAGGTGCGTTGACCACTCGGCCTCGTAGCGCCCGAACGCGAGCAGCGCCCCGCGCACGAGCCGCGTCGCCTCGACGTACGCGGCGCGCGTCAGCTCACGGATCAGCGCGAGCGTCGCCTCCGCCATGCCGGGCTCGCGGTACTGCGCCGTGAGCGGCTCCAGCTTAGCAAGCAGATGCCGCAGGATCACGTTGACCGCGCGCGAGTGCCCGGCCGCGAGCCGCAACGCGCGTACCTGGTGCGCCACGAGCGCGTCGTGCAGTCGCAGGTCATCGGCAAGGCTCACGCCGGTTGCTCCTTGTCAGCGTCCGACGCGACCTCGCCCAGCACTGACCCCTGCGCGCGCATCGCCTCGACCGAGGCCTCCAGCGCCTTCGCCTGCTCGTCCTCGACCGCTGCCTGCTCGTCCTCGAACACAGCCTCGTCGGAGATGACGTCGCGGCGCTGCGCTTCCTTGAACACGGCCGCGCGCGAGATGATGCCCGACGAGTTCATCTGCATGAGGATGTTGAGGTCCGCCGACGTCAACCCGCTGATGGCGAAGTCCTTGAACAGAGTGACCGTGCCGAGTGTCTGCGCGCCGACGTACTGCGCCATGAAATCGAACGCCAGATTGAGCGAGTCCTCCAGCGCCTCGGCGATCGCGGCGAGGTCACACGTCGCCTCCGCGCTCTCGATCGCCGCCTCGGTCGCGCTCTTGTCCCCGGTCTGGCGCTTGAGCAACAGCTCCGCGCCGAGCGCCGCCATCCGCGCCTCCAGGTCCTGCAACGACACACGACCGGACTCGACCGCCGCGCCTGAGTGCTCGACGTACGCAAGCCGCGCCTCGGTGTTGGTCGTGCGCACGGCGGTCTTCGCGCCGATCACCACGTCCTCGCCTTCGTTGAAGCCGGAAGCAAACAGCACCGGGACACGCGCGACGTGGAGGATGTTGTCCTGATCGCTCGACGACTGCCAGTGCTGCAGGTTGAGATACGCAAGGTCGAGCAGGGGCGACTCGCCGCGCATGAAGCCCTCGCGCTGCGCGTAGAAAGTCACGAACGGAATCTCGGGCAGTGTGAGCACGCCCTCGGCGACGACGACGAACTCGCTGCCGTCTTGCGCGCGCTCCTTCAACTGCCACGGACACCCCGCGTCGCCGCGCATGATTTCCAGGCGCTGCTCGATAGTGACGGCGGTGAACGGATCGTCGGGCGACGGCGCGTCACGCGTCGTCGCGAGGCGCAACGCCGTCAGGCGCTCGTAACCGTTAACCTTGTCGGACACGTAGCCAAGCACGTCCTCGGGGCGCACCTCGACGAAGTACGGGCGCGCTCCCTGCGCACGCTCGTCGGCCAGAGTCGCGCCGGGTTGCGCTCGCGGGAAATCGATCAGCACGTGCGCCAGTCCCTTCGCCAGTCCGCGCCGCAGCCACGACTGCGCGAACGTCGCGAGGTTGCGCCCCTGCAAGTCCACATTCTGCAGCCAATCAACGAAGTCGGGCGATCCGGTCTCGACGACTGGCGGTGCCTGAAACGGCTTCGAGGCCAGCACGTTCAGCGTGCGCTTCGTCACGTTGTAGAGCGTAGACTGCTTGAGCCGCGCGTCGTAGCTTTCCTGCTCCTCCGCCGGGAAACGCGGCAGGTAGCGCTCGCCCGCCTCGCGCATCTTGGCAGTCCCGCCGAGCAGCGCGTCCATCAGTTGCCAGTCTTCGCGCGACGAGCGACCGTCTCTGTCCAGCCGCGCGATCGAGGTCGGGCGCTGCGCCACGTACTGCTTCAGTGAATTCGTCACGCGCTCAACTCCTCGATCTTGACGACGTGCTTACGAGCCAACGCCTTGTAGCGAACGACGTCGGCAATGTGGTCTTCGGCTTCGGTGTCAACGTCGTCCGGGTCAGTCTCGTCACGCGGCGCGCTCGGCAATGTGCGCAGCGTTTGCCTGCAGCGATCCATAAATGAAAGCCCCGGCTCCTCCATTCGCCTAGTCACGTCGTCACCAAGCGTCGCAGAGAGAAGATCACGCACGAGCTGCCAACCGTTGACGCGCGAGCCAGGCCCCTTGAACGACGGGACAAACACAGCACCTGCAGCCTCCAGTTTCTGCGCGATCGACTTCTCACCAGGCTCGGCTGTGAAGATGCTCGCGTCCGCCGGACCGGGTCGCACGCGCCCTGTCCACCCGCGCTCGCGCTCGCGTTGTACGATCGCTTGCCCGATCTTGGTTGGCGTCCAACGCTTCCCCTCGTTCTCTTTGCCTGTCCACGTGTACAACTCGTCAGCGACGATGAGATGTCCACGTGGAAACCAGAGTTCACGCCCGGTCTTTTTGCCGCCGGTCGTCTCGGCGAACGGCACGCCATCGCTCTCGGCGAACCACAACGTCGCGCTCGGGCGCGCACTTCCCCAGTCGTGACAGCGATCCAACCGCCAACCGCGAGGCACATCGAATGCTGGAACAACATGCGAGCCAGCGTCCCAAAGATCGTCAAACATGCCGCCGCTGCTGATGTCCCACGACCCCCAGCGCCACGCCGCACGTCTGTTCGGGTCTTCTGTTGCCTCAAGCTGACGAATGTAATCAGGATCAGCATTCAGCAACGCGAGGTTCTCTTCGATGCTTCCGTGAATCGCAACCCTGCCGAGAGGAGAAAGCTCGTCCACGATCACGGAGCCGCGCGAAGCGGGAGTGATGAATCTACGTTTAACAGCGTTGTGGCCGCGCCCGTGTGGATTCGTCGTTGAGCGAACGATGCGTGGAACGTCCGGATGCCCTGAACGATTGCACGCCATCATCGCGTCGTAGCAAGAGAGATTCGACCATCGCGTCAACTCCTCCCAACCGATAAATGGGTACTCGTGACCGTGGTAGTTGTAGTAGTCGTCCGGCCTCGCCATGTGACGAAGCAGAAGCGCCTCTCCGTCAGGCCACTCCCATGTGAACGAGCCTGCGTTGTAGCGCGCCTCCGGGAAGATGTCCCGGAACCAACGTTTTGACTTCGTGATCAGGTCATCGAGCTGCTTGTAGGTTTCACGGAAGATGACTCCGCGCCAGTGAGAGCCAAACCCGCGCCCGGTGAACTGCGCGAACGACATCAACAGGCTCTCCGTCTTTCCCGGCCCGCGCGTCCCTTCATACAATGCCTCACGAATCGGGCAAGACAAAAACAGTTGCTGCGATCCTGGCAGTGCGATCCAAGAACTCATCGTTGAGTCATCTTCCTGCCGTGCTCTTCTGAAAGCCTCTCCCATTCGTCACGGCTCGCGACGCCGGGAACAATCAGCACGCTTCTCTTCTCGCTTCCGCCGCCGATCGCTGATGGGTCTGGGTTGTCGCCGAAGACCTTCGGTATCAACTTAGAGAGGTGCCACTTGCGTGTATCGATGCGAAGGCGGGCGAGGTTCACATGCTCTGGGCGCAGCACGCGCCTCGTCGCAAGCTCGTCGGCGATCTCCAGTGTCTGCGCAGCGTAGGCGAGGCACGCGTTGTGTTTCGCAGCAGCGTAATCCTTGGCCCAGTGATCGTGGCGATGCAGCGCCGGATAGAAGTCTCCGGGATTCACACCGTGATCTTTCAGAGCACGCTCCGTTCCTCCATGAACGGCGATCGCGTTCATGATCGAAGTGAGCACAGCGTCGCTTGGAATCTTGTTGTTGCGCTTGCCGCTGCGTTTCTTTTTCGCGCGCTGTTCCAAGAACGGCTCCTAGCGTTGGTCGCGCGAATTGTGCTCCAACGTTTCCCGGTTGACAAACGCCCATTCTGCACCCCCCATTCGATTTATTTTCGGCTCGTAAATAGCCCATCCGTGGACCTGTTCGGGCGTGTTTGGACGCGATTAGTAAAAGTAAGGGTGTATATTAATATTACCTCCTTCTCCCCTTCTCAGCATTTAAATAATCCTCCGATTTTATAGGGTGCGTCCAGACACGTTCGCAGCCTCTTTCGTTCCCGGACGTGTCGGACGCGTCTAACGTGTTAGAACGGAGCTTCGCGAAGACCGTTGAGTGCGTTCACAACCTCGTTCCGAGGCGCTTGCCCGGCCACGTAGACGGTCACCAGTTTGGTGCCGAGCTTCCATCGCCCGTCCTTGCGTGCGTGATTCCTGAATGGCTGATAGCCTGCGCGCAGCATCGCGGGCAGAAGCTTGACCGCGATCTCCTTCACAGCCATGCCTTCCTTGGTGACCGTAGAGATGATCGCGTCTGAACGAACGACCTTCGGCGAGTCCAGTTCATCGAGCGCGTCGAGCAGCCAGTGGTCTGAGTTCATATTCGAGGAAACCACATTGCCGTGCGCCTCGGTCTTGCGCTGACCGTTGGACGCTGAGAACCTGCTGATGTTGCGTTCATTGAGAAGCGCGGCAACGTGCGATGCTCCTCCTTCGTAGAACCAGTCCCACAGCTCGCCGAAGTATTCGCGGCTTTCCGCGTCGTTCGTCAGCCCCATCTCCATCTTCGTTGCGCACTCGATGACGTCGTAGCGGCGGTCGTCCGAAGGGATGTAGATGCCGGTGCTGAGGTGGTTGGTCGTGATGATGACGCCGCAGTGCATTCGCACCGAGTATTTCTGTCCGTACTTCGGGTTGATCTGGATGTGATCCGGCGTCCCTGCGATTAGCACCTTCATGCGCTCGTTGAACGCCCACTTGTTCATGTCGTGAAGGTTTGCGGCCTCCGAGACGCGCACGAGAACGCTGGCGGCATATTCGTTGAAGCCCGAGTCAAGTGCAGCGGGATCAACAGAGGCAACGTTCCAAGCGCCGATGGCAGAACAGCAGAACTCGACCGCTGTGTCCTTGCCAACGCCTTGATCGCCAGCGATGAGGAGAGCGAATCGCGGCTTCTCGCCCGGCTTTTGCACGCGGTGCGCCATGTAGTCGAGGAACTGATCCGCGTCACCTTCCTTGCAGAAGACCTTGCGAACATGATTGACGAACGGAAACGCGAGGCGCGCGTCACCCAACTCGATCGACGGGCGCTGGTAGGTGTTGTAAACCGAAGCTCCGACGCGCTCGATCAAGACTCCGTCCTTGCAGTCGAAGCCCTTCACCACTTCTTCTTCGAGGTTCGGATCGCTGGTCATGCTGGTGACGGCAGCATTGAGCTTGAGCCAGTCAGACGGCTTGATCAGCTTGCCGCCTTCGTTGATCGGCGAGACCACCGAGTTGACAGCCTCGGCGATCCAGAACGCTGTTGTTGGGCGGTAGATGAAATTGTTGCCCGGCGCGTAGTAGACGAAATTCGTCACAGGCACCTCTCCGACTTTAGGCACCCAGCCGTTGGCGAGCGCCGCGCGGACGAGCGTGCCCATGGTCAGCTCCTTCTCCGACGATCGCTGGCTGATCTCGTAGAAGGCTTCGTGCATGATCTCGTTGTGGTTGCGTCCCGGTGTTCCCTTCCACTGGGCAGACCAGTCGTTGTAGACGGCCCACGCCTGGTCCGAGCGGTCAAACTCTCGCCCAAGGATCACGCCGATGGCGCGCCACAGGTCGCGATCATCAGGCGGGACGCATTCCAGCATGCTGCGCGCTTGCTCGATCGAGTATTTCTGGCGCAGCGGGTCGTCCTTGCGAGGTCTTCCTCGCGTCTCCTTGCGCTTCGCGAGGTGGGCGGGCAGCGCGACAGGCTCCGCGTCGTTCTCCCAAGCGTAGACGCCACCAGAGCGGTGCCTGCTGGGCGGCGCGACGATGTAGCCATTGTCGTTGCGACAATCGACGCCCGGCCCGAGCGTGTTGCTGCTCGTCTTGAGAGCCGAGTTGTACTTGAAGACGAAGTGCATGCCGCCAGAACCTGTGCGTGCGACGAGCGTTTGCGGTTCGCCGCCTTCAGCGATCAGCTCGGCCCACGTCGTGGCACCTTGCTTGCCTGCAGCCGTGTCGATGTCGAGGACTGTGATGCCGCTGGCCTCGCCGGTGGCGATTCCGATGTTCGACGGCGGCGATCCCGGTCCGAACCAAGCTTGGATTTGCGCCGGGTCCGCGCTGGCTTCTTTCACGCCGCGCCGCACGCGCGGGTGCTTTCCTGCATCGGAGCAGGTCGTATTCCCGCACGAACACGCGCCAGCGCAATCGACTGTGTGCAGCGGGAAGACCTTCCAGCCACGAGAGAGATACTTCAGAGCGTCGTTAAGCACATCGACCTCGTGAAAAGAAAAGGGGAGAGCAATTGCGCTCTCCCCAAGTTGTCACCACCCCAACCGCTTAGAACTTTTCGCCGGTGTCGTCCTCGCCTCCGGTCGGCGGAGGCGCGACCTCGACCTTGCCGGCGACGATCAGCGCGTGGAACGCCTTCGCTGCGTCGTAGACGCTCTTGTCCGTCACCGGGCCGACGAGGTTGATCTCGATGCCCTTCCACTTGCCCTTGTCGTTCTCCTCGTTCACCGAGGTGCACTCGTAGACGTGGCTGAACGAAGGCGGGTTGAACGGCTTGCCGTTCGCGTCCTTCATCTGGATGCTCTGGATCCTGCTCATCCACTTCTTGCTCTTCTTGATCTGCGTGGACGAGAGCGAGATGAGCGCCTGGTGCACGGCGTCGCCGTTGACGAGCAGGATGAAGTGGTTGCGCGTGTCCTTGAGGACCGAGCCGTCGGGCATCACCATGTTGCCGTCGGCGTCGCGCTTCCACTTCAGCTCGTTTGCGGGCGCTTCGACCTGTGCCACCGAGTATTCGCCCTTGAAGCCGCCGCCCGCCGAGCGCGGTGCCCACGCGAGGTAGCGGCGCTGGAACGCGACCGGCACGACCTGTACCGACGAGAACAGCTCGTTGGTGACGGAGTTGATGAACATGCCCGCCTTCGCCTTCTCGACCGTTTCGAGCTGTGGCGAGTTCGACTGGAGGAGCACGAGGAACGGGATCGCGAACGACGCCTTGTCCGCGCCTTCCATGCCGAGTCCGGCGTCGGCGGCGAAATTGAGGTCGAGCTGCGTGGAGACGGCGGTGCTGCGCTTCTTTTCGACTGCGGTGGCCTTGGCCATTGCCTTTCCTTTCGTCACTTGATGGTTGCGGTGAAAACGGGTCTGGCTCCGAACAGCTCCAGCGGAAAGTCTGTTGCTCCGGCTTCGAGTTGCTCACGGACGAACGCCTTGAGCGTCATCGGGTGAACGCTTCTGCTGACCTCCGGGTCGAAGCCGCCGGATTCGAGCAGCTCGACGGCGCTCTCCATCTTCTCCAGCTCCGCCTTCCCGAAGTGCAGCTCGACGTCCGACTTGATGAGACCGCCGAAGCCGTGCGCCTCCAGCCACGTGAGCGCCTCTTCACGCTTCTCCTGCGAGATCGAGACGAAGACGTCTTGCTTGATGGAGACCTTCTCGCCGGAGTCCAGCGAGAACGCGCTTAGGCCCAGTTCCTGCATCGCTGACGGCAGCGATTCCTCGCGCAGCATGCGCGCCGCCTCCTTTGCCTCCTTCAGCTTGCGCTCCGCCTCGGCCACACTCTTCTCAGCGGAGAGCAGGGCGTGGCCGAGCGCAGAGACTTCAGCCAGTGTGATCATCGGTTTCCTTTCTTCAGAGAGCGATGGTGATGCGGACGTATCGCCTTGTGAAGCGATCCCACCGCAGCACATTGAACCTGCGGTGGCGCTCCGCAAGGATGGCCCCGGTGACCGCTGTGATCTCCGGGTGTCCGAGCGCGATGATGCTGTCGCCACGCTCGTAGTTGTAGTCGCGCAGACCGTCGCGCAACTGGTTGATGTAGTCCTTCGTGGCGAAGAAGTTCGCCTCGGGCGGAAGGAGCACGCGCACATCGCCGTGCTCGGAAGCCGACGAGATGTCAGCAACCGGCGTCATGACACCGGACACCTTGTCTCGCCGGACGGGCACCTGCGTTACGAAGACCTGCGGATTCATCTTTCACCTTTCTCGGGCTGTTGCGCCGCAGAGAATTATCGCGCGATAATTTGAGGCCGCAACCCAGAAAGGACGCATTGTGAAAATCTTCGGAGCAGGCCTCGCAGGTCTTCTCGCCGCGAACATCTTCCAGCGCGCGACGGTGCTCGAAGCAGGCGCGCAACAGCAAGTCAATCATCGCGCGGTCTTGCGTTTTCGTTCGTCGGCTGTCGGTGATGCGGTCGGCGTTGAATTCCGCCCGGTGACCGTGCACAAAGGCGTCTGGAGCGGAGGAGGCTTCATCGCTCCAACGATACGCGCCGCAAACCAATACTCGCTCAAGGTCATTGGACGCCTCGCTGACCGCTCCATCTGGAACCTCGACCCGGCGCAGCGATTCATCGCTCCACGCGATCTCGTCGCGCAGATGGCCGAACGGTGCGCGTCAAGGATCGCGTGGAACACGCCAGCGACTGCGAGTAACGTCGGCGACGACGATGTCATCAGCACGATCCCGATGCCTGCGTTGAGCAGAGGCATCCTCAAGAACAACGACGCTCCCGAGTTCAAGTTCTCGCCGATCCGCGTGCAGCGTTGGACGGTCGCGAACGCGGACGTCTTCCAGACCATCTACTTTCCCGACCCGGACACAGCGGTCTATCGCGCGTCGATCACCGGCGACTTGCTGATCGTCGAGAGCATCAACGGCTTGCTTGCCCCGGTTGACGTTGAAGAGGTCTTCCGCGCGTTCGGTTTCGCGCACGCACCAGAGCCGCTCGACTCCGCGCGCCAGCAGTTCGGGAAGATCGCGCCGATCGATGACCAGTGGCGCAGGAATTTCATCTTGCGCTGCACGCTCATGCATCGGATTTACAGCGTCGGAAGGTTCGCGACGTGGCGGAACATCCTTCTCGACGACGTGCTCCACGACCTCGCTGTGGTAAAGCGCCTCATCTCCGGGGGTGAATACGCCGCGAAACGGCACTCGTAAGTCATTGTTTCTGCTGGTGAAAAAAGACCTTGCCGTCTGGTTATGAACGAGGGCATAATTCTGGCTGCATCACCCCTCATCAAACAGAAAGGAAACGAGATGAAGACCAAGAAGGCGCGGATCGAAGCGAAGTTCTCTGACGTCACCCTCGTGCGTGAGAGCGCGAAGGCTTACACACACGCGTGGCGGATCGTCGGCACGCAGGAGTTCGGCGGTCGCGTGTTCGGTTTCTCCGATCAAGGCTTCTCGTCGAGCAAGAAGCTTGCCGAATCGGCGGCGCGAGCGGCGGTGACGTGGAAAGAGAAGTGTGGCTGCGAGATCGACTCCATCGAGATCGTCTCCGTCAACGTTGTCCACTGAGAAAGGAAAACGACATGAACGCAAACGACACGAGCCTGAGCGTCAACGAGCTGATCCTCCGCGCGGCGAGCGGTGACGGCGCGGCCGTCAACGTGCTCGACATGATCGACGCCAACGAGCAGGGCGCGCGCAGCGCGACCGAGGCGCAGCTCGGCGCGTGGTACGCGGCATCGATCGACGCCGAGCGCGACCGCGAGGCGGAGGCGGCACGCGTCAAGCAACACGACGAGTACATGCGCCGCGTTTCCGAGCAGCGAGCGCGCGACCGCGCGCTGCTCGCCCCGGCCATCGCCGCGTGTCGCGCCCTGGGTGTCACGATCGACGACGACGGCGACGTGGAAAGAGCACCGAGCGCTGACCTGTCGGTGGAGGACGAGTTCATGCAGGTCTCCTCCTTCCGGCGCACGCGCACGGGCAAGCGCATCATCGTCGTCGGCCGGCGGTACAGCGTTGACGGGTCGCAGGCGGTGCGTTTCCCGCTGCGCAAGAGCGGCACCTACAACATCGAGCGCATCGCCGCGCTCGTCAAGGAGCGTGCTGACGCGGCGCGGGACGCCGCCGAGCGCAAGCGCGTGGTGATGGACGCCGCCGCTAACGCCGCCGCGCTGGCCAACGAGGTACGCGCCGACCTGCCGACGCGGTTCGCGTGTCGGATCGAGAGCGTGGTCGAGCACCGCCTGTTCGACGGTGTGAACGCGCACGGGCGCGTGCACGTGCAAACGCCCGTCGCCGGCAAGGTGTTCCTGAACCTCGGCCGGCTCCAACTGACGCCGGAGCAGGTCGCCCGCGTCGTCGCGGCGCTCAACGCGGTGCTGCCGGGAGACGAGCTGTGAAGGTCGGTCGCGTCGAGAACATCACGCTGCGCGTCGAGCGGCACCTGCGGTCTCTCGACGACTTCGCCACGATTCCTATGATTGCGGACGCACTCAAGGTCGCACGCAATCAGGTCAGCGCATCGCTGCACAACCTGCGACGCTTGCGCTGCGCGGACGTCGTGATCGAGCCGGACGGGCGCGGCTGGTGGTTCGCGCTGCCGCCCGAGCTCGACGCGCGCGTGCGGCCTAGCCCGGAGGAGATCGTCAGCGGCATCAAGCGCCAGCGCAATTGGCGACGCGAGCGCAGGTCGTAGGACCCCGAGGAGAGCGCGCGGCGCTCTCTCCGGCGTCTTGCCGGGACCAGTCAAGAAAGGAAATGTTGTGTCCAAACTCAGACCTCACCCGATGACACGGGAAGCGCGGGAAATGTTCACTCCAGCGTTCCGACGCTACTCCTACGGATGCCGCGCCGCAGGCGACGTTTCTCCGCGCCGCATCCTCAAGGCTTTTGCCAAGTACCGCGCCAACAAGCCCGCGAGTGGGCGCGTCGAGCGGGCTTTGTATCGAGTCGAAGCCGAGGCACACGGGGCTGAATGCGACGCCATGTTCTACGGCGGGGCGTGACCCATGTACGCCACACACTTCCCACACAACCCGCAGTACTACGTGACCGCCGTCATGACCGCGACGCGGCTCCACATCATGCAAGCCAAGGCCCTCGGTCAGTCGATTGAGGACGTCGGTCGCTGGTCCCTGGACGCCCCCAGCCTGCTTCCGGCTGGCAGCGTGGCCCGTGCGACTAATCGGTCCGGCCCCGCGCCGACGTGGGTGCTGCGCGAAGAGTAGCGCGATGCGTGCTGCCTCGCGAGCCGGGGCAGCGCGGAGGCGCGTTGCCTCCATCCCAACTACACAGAAAGGAAACATCATGAAGACCGGAATGAACCTGACCCAGCTGGCCACGGAAATCGAGCGGCGCGCGAACGCGAAGCGAGACCTTCTCGCTCCGACGCAGAAGATCGCGCTGCGCGAGGACACGACGATGGCGGTGGGCGCGGAGGCGTTCCCGATCAACGGGCTGGCCCACCAACAGTTGAGCGAGTACACCGGCGTGCCGAAGGCGTACTACGAGAGGATGCGGACGCAGAACCCGGCGCTGCTCGCGAAGAACGTCAACGTGTGGCTGCACGCGGAGGAGAGCGCGAGCGACCGCAGGATGGTCAGGACGCTCGACGGCAATGTGCGGGCGTTCCTCTCCGACCGCTACCGCCCACTGGAGAACGAGGATCTGGCGGAAGCCGTGCTCCCGGTCCTGCTCGACATGGACCTGATGATCACGTCGTCGGAGATCACCGAGCGGCGGCTCTACATCAAGGCCATCGACCGCCGCATCGAGCGCGACGTGCCGACGGGGCGCAAGATGGGCGACGGCTCGCACGTGTTCTTCGACACCGTGAGCCCCGCGATCATCATCAGCAACAGCGAGGTCGGCGCGGGCAGGCTCTCGATCGAGACCGGCGTCTTCACCCGCGCCTGCACCAACCTCGCGATGATCGGCACCGGGTTCCGCAAGCAGCATGTCGGTGGTCGCGCGGACATCCTCGGCGACGACGTGCAGGCGCTGCTCTCCGACAACACGAAGCGTCTCACCGATGCCGCTGTCTGGGCGCAGGTGCGCGATGTGGTGAAGGGCGCATTCGAAGAGGCGAAGTTCCAGGCGGTCTGCAACAAGCTGAGCGGCGCGACCGAGGACAAGATCACCGGCGACGTTGTTGAGGTCGTCAACAAGTTCTCGAAGCGCAACGGCTTGAACGAAGGCACCGGCTCGTCGATCCTGCGTCACCTGATCGAGAGCGCGGACCTCACGCGTTACGGGTTGCACGCTGCCGTCACGCGCGCCTCGGCGGACGTGGAGGACTACGACCTCGCGACCGAGATGGAGCGGCTGGGCGGGCAGGTCATCGAGCTGCCCAAGCAAGCGTGGAAGGAACTCGTCGCGGCATGAGGTGAGAGATGCCTTGCGTGCTGATTAATCACGAAGGCAGGACCGCGATTGAACTTAATCGCGGTCCAAAGCTCGTTCATCTCATTCGCTTCCAGCCGAGCAACATGCGCATCGCGAAGGAGCCGCACGCCGCGATCGACAACGAGTTCAAGAAGGCGGACATCTGCCTTCAGCACGCTGCGGTCTCGTACCTGAGCTGCTTCAACCAGATCACCGACAGCGCGCTCGGCGCGCTCGTCGGCATTGTCAAGGAAGGTCAAACAGAGGAGCAACGCATGAAAACGATCGATGTGAAGAAAGCCGCCACCAATGAACTGCTTTCGTTCTACAACGCGAACAGCGGCACCGCGCCTGTCAAGAGGTTCGCGGACAGGAAGACGGCTGAGCGGCGCGTGGAGGCGTTGATGATGAGCGCCGCGAAGCCCGCGAAGCCGAGCGCCATGGCCGACACCGCGAAGCAGATCATCAAGGCTGACAAGAAGCCTGCGAGTCCGAAGACGTCGCACAGCGCCTCGGTGAAGTCGTCGTGGAAGGACAAGGACGTGGCCACGCGCCGCTCAACGAAGCATCACGTCTCTGTCAACGGGAAGGATTACCGCTCCGTGCTCGAAGCGTTCAAGGTGCTCAAGCTTCCGGTCTCCAAGCACATCAAGTTCCGCGCAGAGCTGAAGGAGGCGGGCGCGGCGACGTTCGACGGTCACCGTTTCAAGCTCGTCGTCTAACTGCTTCAGCAGTCCATCATCAACGGGCGCAGCCGTAAGGTTGCGCCCGTTTTCTTTCACACTCTCAAGTGGGATAATCCTCCCGCTTCACCAACCAAGAAAGGACACATCATGAAAGTCGAGTTGCTTAGCTGGACGCCGGATGCCGTCACGCTTCTTCTGAAGACGAAAGGCACTCGGCTAAAGCACGACGACGACCCTGCGACGTGGACAGACGAGCTGCGCGCGGAACACCTCGCGTACATGCGCGACACGATCAAAAGCTCGTGGGAGTTCGTGGACTACACGTTCAAGATCAGCGAGGTCAGCCGCGCGTTCACGCATCAACTCGTTCGCACGCGCGCCGGGTCGTACGCGCAAGAGAGCCAGCGCACGATCGACGCGCGCAGCAACGGGTTCCTGCTGTTGCCGGTGGGTGCTGTTGGAGAGGAAACATACAACTCCGCCTGCAGCACGGCATTCTTCGCTTACGCGGATCTTGTCGATGCGGGCGTGCCAGCGCAGGACGCTCGCGGTGTTCTTCCAACCGCGACGCTCACCAGCATCATCGCGAAATTCAACCTGCGCACGCTCAGCGAGATGGCAAAGGTGCGTCTCTGCACGCGAACGCAAGGCGAGTATCAGGACGTCTTCCGCGCGATGCGCGCCGCCGTTCTCGGCGTCCACCCGTGGGCGAAGGAGTTCATCAACGTTCAGTGCGCGGCGACAGGGACCTGCGCCTTCCCGCGCTATGGCAAGACCTCGTGCAAGTTCTACGACTTGCGCATGGACACAAGCGCGGTCGCTGCTGACACCGATGCTCGCTTCTGGTCTTCCGAGGAGCGGCACGTTGCCGTCCCGGTCGCTGTCAATGGCAAGACGATGTGAGGCGCGCCATGTTCAGGATTCTCGACCTCGACAACTGCATCGCCGACGACTCGCACCGCATCGGCGCGATCAACTGGGACCTTAACGGAGAGCGGCGCTACTTGGACTACCACCAACTTGCCGCATTCGACGAGATCGGCAACGCCGATCTTCTGGAGACGAACGAGGACATCATCATCCTCACAGGCAGGCCCGTCACCTTCTGTTCGATGACGATGCGCTGGCTGCGCCTGAAGCGCGTTCGCTGGTTTCACATGTTGATGAGGAACGAAGGCGACTTGCGGCACTCTGCCGATCTCAAGCGCGACCAGATTCGCTGGCTGCAGGATTACTACAACGTGTCGCTAAGCGACATCACAAGTGCCTTCGACGATCGCGAAGACGTTGTGGAGATGTACAAGCGTGTGGGCATCCGCAGAGCAGAGGTCCGCTCCATTCACCAACTCGACGCTTACAAACGATGATCTCGGCAGACCAGATCCTTCAGCAGATGGCGGAAACCTACCGCGAGCGAAATGTCGTTTACGGAGACAACTTTCGCGCGGTCGGCCCTGTTCTCGCGCTACTACACCCGAAAGGCGTGAATCTCGACGACGACAAGGACCACGAGCTTTTTCACCTGTGGTCGCTTGTCATCGTCAAGATCACGCGCTTCGCCAACAGCGGACTCACGCACGAAGATAGCGCGCACGACGCCGCAGTTTACCTCGCCATGATCGAGGCAATTCTCAAGGAAAGGAACCAGAAGTGAGTCACATCCTAGTCACCGGCGCGCTCAGCGGTCTCGGCGCGCTTCTTGTCGAAGAGCTGGAGGCGGACGGCCACACCGTCTATCGCTACGACCACAAGAACGGGTTCGATGTTCGCTACCCAGACATCTGCGGCATCAACCACCTCGACGTGCTAATCAACAACGCAGGCGTCAACCGGATCGCGATGCTGGAAGACTTCGCGGTCGAGGATTGGGACAACGTTATGGGCGTCAACGCGA